ATATTCGACATGTACTATGTTCTGCTTGATATGATCAGAATTAAGCGCGCAGATTTCTGACCGCCTCATTGGACCGAATGCTGCCAGAAGAACAGGTATCTCTAATTCACTACCTACAGTACATTCAATTACCTTTTTGACTTCGGCAGATGTAGGTACATAGATTTTCGGTCTTACCTTTTTAGGTAAGGAAGTTCTTAAGATGAAATCCGAACGATAAGTCTTCAAGACAGTAGAAAGAAAGCCATGCATATTGTACACAGTTTTTGGCGAATGAGTAAGTGCTTCACGATTCATTTCAGCTTGAACATCCTCTTGAGTGATTTCCATTATATTTAATGACATAAGTTTAGCCATGTCTCTTTTGACAGATCGCTTATATTCTCTAATAGTTCCAGGGGATAAAACACCTGTTCTGCTTTCTATGTATTTATTACATGCCTCTTTTAATGTCATATCTTCTGGTGGAACATATCGCGCAGTCAATACTTCACTTTCTTTTTTTGCTGCCCATTCGGCAGCCATTTGCTCACAGATTCGCTTCCCTTTTTTGCTAGGATCTGAGCATGTAAAAGATTTATAAACCCTTTTCTTTTTGATGGTCCCGTCTGATAATGGGATTTCTTCGATGTGACTGAATACCTGACATCTCCATGAGCCAGATGGCAGTTTTTTTGCAGTTGCCATTTCTTTTCCTCCTTATTAACCGAACAAACTTTCTGACTTGTCCGAACACACCGAAGATGATACAATATGACTTGTCAGGCGATACGTTTCACTTCAGTATGCTTTGCGGAACGTAAAAATATTTTTCTTTTTTTTTAAAAACCGGTTCTCATTGGTAGTGAGAGCCGGTTCTTTTTTATAAAAGTTCTGATTTTTTCTGGTCAAATTCTTCTTGAGTAATAATACCGCTATCTAAAAGCTCTTTGTAATCCTTCAGTAGTTCAACGGATGTTTTCTGATTTCGAACATTTTCAACAGCATCAGAGCTTTTGGAAATATTGAAGCTCTTTAACTGCATATCTATATTTGAACTACAGCGGAATCCAATAGTATTTATTTGATTGGTTTCGATATTCCGCATTTTCATAGATGCATAAGAATCCACTTCAATGTTATCACTTGTTGTGGTAGCAGTTCCAGTAGTAGTGGAATTATTCTTTCCTTTGGTTTTCTTTCCAGTTCCAACAGCTGCACCGACTATAGTTCCAACTCCCGGAGCAATAGCGGTTCCAACAACGGCTCCTGCTAAATGCCCTCTTCGTTTCGTTTTTTCTTTACTTTTCCCTTTAGTGTGAGATGTTGTAGTTGTCTTTTCTACTGTTCTGTATTCCGGCCCGTTCCATTCATAGTCGAAAAGTTCATATTTGGTTGGAGCATCTGACACTGTAACAGATCCATCTTTCCATTGCTTCAAATCAAATCTTGTGTGTTTGGAACCAAGCTCAAAATCCTCCTTACCGGATATAACTCTCAGATTCAATACTCGAACAGGTTTTTCTACAACCGCTGGCTGGGTTGCTACGGAATTATTTGATATTGCAGGTTTTTGAACCTTATTTTTAATAGACAGCAAAAGTGCAAAAATAAGATACAAAACAGCAATTCCAAATACCTCAAGTACAACAACGACCATAATATTGTCTGATGAAAGATCGTTTGAACTCATCAAGGCCACAATCATTAATACAATTAATGCGGTCCAAACGATCATCAACACATTTCGTATTTTTTTCATATTTCCCCCTTTTGACACGATTACTCAAAATTCTCGATATAATTCTTATATAGATTCCTTATTTTGGCAGCCTCCCTCTGCCTGATTGGAACAATATCCCCCGATATCATCTCAAAATGATCTGATGCATCTTTAATTTCGTCCATGTTGACGATATAACTTTGATGGCAACGGAGAAATCTTCCATCAAGATGCGGCTCTATATCTGACAGCTTTCCACGTGCTACATGTATAACGCCGCAAGTACAGTGGACGAGAATTGATTTATTTCGGCTTTCTATGTATTCGATATGCCGGAATTCTACCCGGTGGAAGTGGTCTCGGTTTTTGATAGTTAAGGCTTTCTCTCGGATATCTTCCAACGTGTGCGCTACGACAGAAAACATGCGTCCATGTTCAGAACCTTTGATGATGTAATGCACTGGCAAGACGTCCAATGCGTCAAATACATAGTTTTTGTATGCTGTCCAGAAGGCAATGTTGCCATTATATCCATTTTTCCTGAGCTGTCTTGCAACATTTATGCCATTCTCATTATCAAGGACCACATCCAACACGACTATATCGTACCATTGACCGTCTGCTATATCGTCAATCAGCGGCTTTCCACTACTATAAGTGTTTAGCGTGTAACTCTTGTCTCCGCGCTTTTTCAAAAACTCATCAACATGAGCCTTAAAAAAATCAATCTGTAAAGAATTATCGTCACAAATCGCAATTTTCATGCAAATCAGTCCTTTAAATTGTCATTTTCGCCATTTGCGTTAAATAAGAATTCTATATGTTATAGTTGATTATAGCATCATGCAATATAGTTGTAAATAGACGTTTGTAGGTGATTTTAGAATGAAAAGAGTCAAAAAAGTACTAATTTTGATATCGGTTATAGTTTTTGTCAATTATATAATCCATCTTCCAATGTGCGTGGATGATTATGTACACAAGGATTCTGACATATACTCTGCTCAACACATGTGCAGGCATTCGACCTTGACCAGGAACGCGAAGGGAATTTTGAAAACAGACGGTATTATAGAAACAATAAAAATTCCACTCAAAGCGAACTTCCTTTTTGCAAAAGTAAAAATTATATTCGATATTACGAATATTCCAGTGTACCACTGGCAGTTAGCTAGAGGAAATTTAGGCGTGTCTCGTTTTATTGGACTTGTGGGTTGATATAATAAGAACGAATGTTCGGTTATATTTCCCACAAACCGGACATATACTGTAGTGTAGGCGGTAGCTGTGACAGGGAGGGTTATTTATGGATTATAAGAAGGAAATTATTGAGATGATAGATAAAATAAATGATGACAGTCTGCTTGAATTCTTCTATAGATTCATTGCCAGAGTATTAAAAAACCGGGGAAATTAATCCCCGGCTTTATTTTTGGAATAGAGAGCATCTACGTAGCCATAAACTAACTGTTGGTCGTCTTTTGGAAGATTAGTGAGTTTTTCAATACAGGACAGTAGCTGCGGATTTCCTGAGATATCTGCGACTAATTCTGCATTGTCTGGCTTATGTTCCGTCCATCCCATTAAGTAAGCAGGCGATACGCCTAATGCCTTAGCATAGTCACGCACTTTCTTTATAGAAAGTTCTCTTGAATTTTCAACCTTATTCACGGAAGATCTTGACTTATATCCAAGTTTTAATGCCAGTTCTTCTTGCGTCATGTCTAAATTTTCACGGCACTTTCTAATTCTTTCTCCTATGTTCATGGAGTTTACCTCCTTTCTGCTTACAATGAGAGTATAACATGTGTTGAAAAATATTTCAACATTTTTTGAAAATATTGTTGACAAAAATATCAACATGGGTTATAGTGTTAAATGTAGACAGAAACATCAACAAAAAGAAAGGAGGAACAGGAATGGTTGATACTCCATTGCTTGAACAGAGAATTAAAGACTCTGGAAAGAAATATGGATATTTGGCTGAGAAATTAGGGATTTCAAGGCAGTATTTCAGAATGAAATGTAAGAACAAGGCAGACTTCACAAACAGGGAAACAGATATTCTCTGTAGTGAGCTTGGAATCACATCACTTGCTGAGAAAGAAAAAATTTTCTTTAAAAAGTAGACAAAACCATCTACAAAGCTCTTGACTAGAAAGGAAGTGAAAACAGTTGAGCAGATACAAAAACAAAGTCGAAGAGTCCTTTGGAGAGCTTTGGAAATTTGTTCTGGATTTGCAATATGAGACAGGCAAGATTAAAAAAGCTGTTCTGACAGGGGAAAAAGGCGACTTGAAGATGCCCGAAGAAATTCCAAGTGAGCAGACGGATAACGAATATCTGAAAGAGCAGTTCGGAATATATTCACGATATGTGAAATCATTATCCATCTGCACAATAATTTCTCTAATAATTGCAATAGTGGCTCTGATTGTATAGAAATTGAGAAAAGACCGGTAATTAGCGCAATGATGGACAGAACAGTTGTTATCCAAAATCTGGATATATCTTGAAAATATGCTTTCATGGCGACTTCACCCGCTTGTGTGATTTCATATGCGTGATCTTGCGACCTTGAACGCATAAAGCACTTTTTACCGAAAAGGTATCTGCAAGCATCTGCTTCGTGCTGATTGTCAGGAGTAAATCCACAATTTCTTAAAGCTTTTTTCAATATTTTATATTGATATCTTGTTATCAAATGAACACCTCCTTCACAGGAGAGTATATCACAAGAAAGGAGTGAGTGCATGACTACATTAGAAAGAGCTGATATTGAAGATGGAAAACGTATTGTTGATATCTTTACAACTTTATCAGAAGAAAACAAGAATATGGCAATCGTTTATCTTTCCGCATTGAGAGATAAGGAGATTGCGGATTCTTATAAGGCACAGAAAGAAAGTTCTTAACATGGAGGTGAAAACAATGGACGCATTACAATTTAACAAAGCCGTCAGCCAACACTGCAAAGAATCTGGTGGAGA